AAAACTTATAACAACCAAGTATTTAAAATTAAACAGACCGAAAGTGGTCTTGAAAAAGTTATACAAAAAGATGATAGTTTTAATCCTCCTGAAAATGATAACTTTAAAAAAGTATCTAGAACAATTGAAGTGTTATATACCGGGGCAAAAGTTTTAGGTAATAATACAATGCTTGATTGGAGATTATCCGAGCATATGTCAAGACCTTATGCTGATACTACAAAAGTAAAAATGAATTATACAATTGCTGCGCCAAGAATGTATAAAGGTAAGATTGAATCTATAGTTAGTAGAATAACAAGTTTTGCTGATATGATTCAATTAACCCATTTAAAGCTACAGCAAGTTATGTCAAGAATAGTTCCTGATGGAGTGTTCTTAGATATGGATGGATTAGCAGAAGTAGATCTTGGTAATGGAACTAATTATAATCCTGCGGAAGCATTAAACATGTATTTTCAAACTGGTAGTATTGTAGGTAGATCATTAACCCAAGATGGAGATTTAAATAGAGGTAAAATCCCAGTACAAGAATTGGCTACATCTTCTGGACAAGGTAAAATAGCTTCTTTAATAAATACTTACCAGTATTATTTACAGATGATTAGGGATGTTACAGGGCTTAATGAAGCTGTAGATGGAAGTAATCCAGATAAAAATGCTTTAGTTGGTCTGCAAAAAATGGCTGCTAATGCATCTAATGTTGCTACAAGACATATATTACAAGGTGGAATGTATATATATTTAAGAGTATGTGAGAATATTTCTTTAAGAATCGCAGATGCTTTAAGCTTTCCGCTTACAGCTAACGCTTTAAAAAATAGTATTTCAACATTTAATGTTAAAACATTACAAGAAATATCAAATCTTAATCTTCATGATTTTGGTATATATTTAGAATTAGAGCCAGAAGAAGAAGAAAAAGCACAACTTGAACAAAATATACAAGTGGCTTTGCAATCGGGTGGTATTGATCTTGAAGATGCAATTGATATTAGGCAAATTAAAAATTTAAAATTAGCTAATCAATTACTTAAATTTAAAAGAAAGAAAAAACAAGAAAGAGCCGAAGCACAACAACTTGCTAATATTCAAGCACAAGCACAAGCAAATGCTCAAGCCTCAGAGGCAGCCGCTTTAGCAGAAGTTCAAAAGCAACAAGCTTTAACTCAAGAAAAAGTTAATATTGAACAAGCTAAATCTCAATTTGAAATTCAAAGGTTACAAACCGAAGCTCAGATAAAAAGAGAATTAATGGCTGAAGAATTTAATTATCAAATGCAATTAGCTCAAGTTAGAGGAAAGGCTGATATGCAAAAAGAAAAAGAGATTGAGGATAGAAAAGATAAAAGAGTTAAAATACAAGGAACTCAACAATCTGAATTAATAGATCAAAGACAAAATGATTTATTACCTAAAAACTTTGAATCTGCTGGAAATGACAGCCTTAGCGGATTTGGCTTAGAACAATTTACGCCTAGATAACATTTATTAACCAATTTTATATTATTATATTATGTCAGAAGAAGTAAAACAAGAAGGGGATTTTAAATTAAAAACAAAAAAATCTCCTATAAAAAAATTAGGTAAAACTAATGATATTATTAAAATAGATTTAACTCCTAAAAAAGAAGAAGATGCCATTCAAGAGCAAAGCACAGATGAAAGCGTGTTACGCACAGAACAACCCGAAGTGGAATTGCAAGAAGTGGTCGAAGGAAACGAAGAATCTACAATCATTGCCGAAGAGGCTAATGAAGAAGAAGTAACAGTAATTCAAGAAATTACAGAAGAAGAAGTTGTTGAAGAAACAAATAAATTAACTGAAGAGGTTAATGAAGCAATTGAAAACAAAGAAACTACTGGAAAGCAATTACCTGAAAATATTGAAAAACTTGTTTCATTTATGGAAGAAACAGGTGGAAGTGTAGAAGATTACGTTCGCCTTAATGCTGATTATTCAAGCATAGATAACACCGCATTATTAAAAGAATATTATAAAACAACCCGGCCTCATTTAGATGCAGAAGAAGTTTCTTTTTTAATAGAAGATGCTTTTAGCTGGGATGAAGATATTGATGATGAGCGAGACATCAAAAAGAAAAAACTCGCTTTTAAAGAAGAGGTTGCAAAAGCAAAAACGCATTTGGAAGATCTTAAAAGTAAATATTACGAGGAAATCAAGTTGAGACCTGGTATTACTAAAGAGCAACAAAAAGCGATGGAGTTTTTTAATCGATATAATGAAGAGCAGGACATAGCTCAACAACAACATGAGAGTTTTAAAAATAATACTCAAGAACTTTTTAACAATGATTTCAAAGGTTTTGATTTCGCTATTGGAGAAAAGAAATTTAGGTATAATATTCAAAACACAACTCAAGTTGCTGAAAACCAGTCTAATATAAACAATCTAATCAAGAAGTTCTTGAATGAAAAAGGAGATGTTGTTGACACTAAAGGTTATCACAAAGCTATGTACGCCGCTGAAAATGTAGACAAAATTGCAAATCATTTTTATGAACAAGGCAAAGCAGATGCTGTTAAAGAAGTTGTAAGCAGCTCTAAAAACATTAATGCTACGCCAAGACAATCACCTGGTGATGTTTATATACAAGGATTAAAAGTTAGGGCTATAAGCGGTGCTGATTCTTCAAAACTAAAAGTAAAAACAAAAAAATTTAACAATTAAAATTTACAATTATGGCAGTAGTACCTGTGGCACCCGAATATGGGTCAATTAAACCTTCTCAGAAGCAACAACTTCTTGAGAGCAATTATTTAGATTTCACAAATGGAACTAATGATTTTGCACAACAGTATCTTCCTGAAATTTATGAAGCTGAAGTAGAGCGTTACGGAAACCGTACGCTTTCTGGATTCTTACGTATGGTTGGTGCTGAAATGCCAATGACATCTGATCAAGTGGTTTGGTCAGAACAAAATAGATTGCATATTGCATATAATGATGTAACTAAAGCAACAGAAACTACTTTAACTTTTGCATTAAATGCAACTGCTGGACCTAGTTATGTAGCTAATGTTATTTCTAAAAATCAAACATTAGTAGTAGTTGATCCTGCAACTGGGCAAGATCTTAAAGTTTTTGTAACAGATAGTGTAAACACTTCTGCTACTTTAGCTACTATTACAGTTAAGCCTTATACAGCGGCTGATATGACTGCTCTTTCTGCAGCGGCAGGAGCACTTAAAATCTTTGTATATGGTTCTGAATACAAAAAAGGAACAACAGATTCTGATATTAAATCTGTAACGCCTTCTTTTACTCAGTACAGTAATTCACCTATTATTATTAAAGAAAAGTATTCTATCTCTGGATCTGATACTGCTCAAATTGGATGGGTTGAAGTTGCTACTGAAGCTGGAGCATCTGGATATTTATGGTATTTAAAAGCTGAATCTGAAACTCGTTTACGTTTTGAAGATTATCTTGAAATGTCTGTAGTTGAAGGTGAATTAGTTTCTGGTGGATCTACACTTGGTGCGGATGGTTACAAAGGAACTGAAGGTCTTTTTGCTGCTATCCAATCAAGAGGTAATGTTATTAATAACTTTACTGCTGTTGGTGGACTTGGATCATTTGATAATATCCTTAAAAATTTAGATACTCAAGGAGCTATTGAAGAAAACATGCTTTTCTTAAATCGCCAAACGTCTCTTGATTTTGATGATATGTTAGCTGGTCTTTCTGCTGGAGCAAATGGAGGTACTGCTTATGGATTATTTGAAAACTCTGAAGAAATGGCATTGAATCTTGGATTCACTGGTTTCCGTAGAGGATCTTATGATTTTTATAAGACTGACTGGAAATACTTAAATGATGCTTCTACTCGTGGTGCTACTAATGGTGCTGGAGAAGTAGGATCTGGTATTGATGGTGTACTTGTACCTGCTGGTACTTCAACTGTATACGATCAAATTCTTGGAACTAATATCCGTAGACCATTCTTGCATGTTCGTTATAGAGCTTCACAAGCTGACGACAGAAGAATGAAGTCTTGGTTAACTGGTTCTGTTGGAGGAGCTTATACTTCTGATCTTGATGCAATGGAAGTTCACTTCCTTTCTGAAAGATGTTTAGTTGTACAAGCAGCCAACAATTTTGTATTGTTTACTGCATCTGCATAACAACAACTTGTAATTATTACCCTCGATGTAACTTCGGGGGTAATTTTTACTTTTATAAATTATTTAATCTTATTATATTATGGCTAAAAAAGCTACCACTTCTACAGAAGAAGTATTTAAAGAAACAATGGTTGTAAAACAACCCAAAAAAGAAATCCCTAAAGTATCTGCTAAACCAGAATGGGAAATTAAAGACAGAAGTTATTATTTAACTGGAGCTCATAGCCCATTAACATATACATTAGCTTCTAAACATACTAGTAGATTTCCATTATTATGGTTTGATAATGTTGCTGGCGAGCAAAAAGAAATAAGATATGCAACAAATCAAAACTCTGTATTTGTTAGCGATCAAAAAGGCGAAGCCACATTAGGTCATATTATTTTTCAAAACGGTACGTTAACAGTACCTAAAGAAAAACAAAATTTACAAAAACTACTATCAATATTCCATCCTAAAAAAGGTAGAGTATATGAAGAATTTGATGCTGTTTTAGAAGCCGCAGATGAATTAGATGATTTAGAATTGCAACTTGACGCATTAATGGCCGCTAAAAATATGGACATTGATCAGGGTGAAGCAATTTTAAGAGTTGAAATTGGTTCTACAGTATCTACAATGAGCTCTAAAGAAATTAAAAGAGATTTATTATTATTTGCAAAACGAAATCCAGTATTATTTATGGACTTAGCAAATGATGATAACGTTCAACTGCGTAATTTAGCTATTAAAGCTACCGAAGAAGGGATTATAAAAATATCTCCAGATCAACGAACTTTTATGTGGGGCGCTAATGATCGTAAATTAATGACAGTTCCTTTTGATGAAAACCCATACTCAGCTATGGCGGCTTTCTTTAAAACAGATGAAGGTACCGAAGTTTTTAGATCAATAGAGAAAAAACTAAAATAACATGTAATATATTTTATAGTAGGTGGGCCACATTTTAAGTGGCTTACTTGCTGTAAATAATAAAAAATATAAAATGGCAATAAACGTAAATACTGTATATCAAACGGTATTATTAATACTTAACAAAGAGCAGCGTGGATATATGACGCCTTTTGAGTTTAATAATATTGGCACACAAGTTCAGCTTGAAATATTTGAAAAGTATTTTGAAGATTTGAATCAACAACTTCGTGTTCAACAAACAGATACAGATTATGCGGATAGAGTTGCTAACTTAGATGAAAAATTATCTATATTTAAAACGTTTGGTGATGCAGTGTATGATAATACTACTCCTACCAATACTTATTTTACATTGCCAACAACTGATGGCTATGGATCAAATGTATCTTTTTACAGGCTTGGTACTGTAACTTATAATAATGAAGTTGAACTTCAAAGACTTCAAAGAGGTGAATTTACATATATTGATAAATCACCTATAACAAAACCTTCTTTAGACTGGCCTGTATATTTATATGAGAATCAAAAACTATTTGTTAAACCAACAACAATAGTAAATAATATTCAAGTTGATTATATAAGAAAACCAAATAATGTTATTTGGGGTTTTACAACGGGTAATTTAGGGCAGTATATATATAATAAAAATGAATATAATGCTACAACTCAAACTAATGGTTCAATTCAATTTGAGCTTCATGAGTCTGAGCAAACAGAAGTAATATTAAAAATATTATTATATGCTGGTATTATTATAAGAGACCCACAAATCGTGCAAGCAGCCACTCAACAAGTTCAGGCTGAAGAAATAAATAAAAAAAGTTAATAAGTTATGGCAAAGCCTGATGGTGGTTTAATAACCGAAACAAATAGACAATATTACAGCGGAGCTCAAGGCTTTTTAGTAAGTAAGGGACAAACTGATTTTGTATGTACATTTGATACTGATTTAAAATTTGGGAGTTATAGTCCTACTGTTAATGCTTATGCTTTAAATAACTTTGTTCTTTATATTAGTCAAACAGGTTTACCAGGAACTTTTGCTGAATATATAGCAGAATATACAGTAACTAAAAATACTATAACACTAGCAGCTGCACCTCTTACAAATAGTTTTGTTGTAGTGCAATTAAAATCTGAAACAGGTGGAAATTACGGTAACGAAGATGCTTTTGGAACTACTGTACAAGAAAATTATAACAATTATTCTTATTTAAGTATTAATGATGTTATAAATAACTTTATGGTTGCTTACGTTGGGGCTGGTAAATTAATACCTAGTGTTAAAAGAACGGATGTAATATTTCATGTAAAGCGCGGATTACAAGAGCTTAGCTATGATACTTTAAAAAGTATTAAATCTCAAGAATTACAAATACCTGCTAGTTTATCCGTGCCTATTCCTCAAGATTATGTTAATTATGTTAAATGTTCTTGGGTAGATAGCTTAGGTGTAAAACATATTATATATCCTACAACATTAACTTCAAATCCATATTCTAAACTACCACAAGATGATGATGGTTTGCCTTTACAGGATAATTATGATGATAATATATCTGCAAGCCAATACGCAACTGAAGAAAGATGGGGGGCTGCAAATAAAAAATTAATTAATGGTGGGTTTAATGTTAATGATATTAATAATGGACTTAATCCTGATTGGTGGAGTAGTTGGGGCGCTGGTGGATTTTATGGACAAAGATTTGGTAATTCTCCAGAAACATCACAAATAAATGGTTGGTTTACAATAAACGAAAGAGAAGGTAAATTTTCTTTTTCTAGCGACCTGGTTGGAGCTGTTATTATATTAGAATATATTTCTGATGGTTTAGCTTATACGGCTGATATGCGTATCCCAAAGCTTGCTGAGGACGCTATATATGCGTATGTTCTTCATGCAATTATGCATGGACGTATAAATGTACCTGAATATATTGTAAATCGTTTAAAAAGAGATAAAAGCACGAAAATTAGAAATACTAAAATAAGATTATCTAATATAAAACTTGAAGAAATAACTCAAGTTATGAGAGGTAAATCTAAATGGATTAAACACTAAAATTAAATGGCTGAAGTTAAAAATGCTTTTATTAAATCTAAAATGAATCAAGATTTAGATGATAGGTTACTACCATCTGGAGAATATCGTGAAGGAATTAATATACAAGTAAGCAAATCGGAAGGTGCTGATGTAGGCGCATTGCAGAACATTTTAGGTAATAAGAAAGTTATAGATTTTAGATCTATAACTGGAGTAAATGATTTGATTACAATTGGGGAATTTACGGATGCTACTAATGATACTATTTATGTATTTTTAACTAATAATACCGACCTTAATTATAATTTTAATCCTACTTATAATACTGCTGCTAAAAACTTTATATATTCTTATAATGTACTAAACGATAACGTTGTAAAACTTGTAGAGGGTAATTTTTTAAATTTCTCTACAACTAATCCAATATATGGGGTTAATGTTTTAGAAAATTTATTATTTTGGACTGATAATAGAAATCAACCAAGAAAAATAAATATTGTATCTGCAACTCAATCAGCAGATTATTATACCACAGAAGACCAAATATCAGTAGCAAAATTAAATCCGTTTAAACCTATTGAATTATACAAAAATACAGGCACTGATGCTTCTCCTATATGGGAAACAACACTATTAGACGTTACTAGTGAATTTTTACCAGATGGTATTACAGCAAACCCAAATTATAATGCAAATTATGCTGGAGATCCAGACTATTTAGAAGATAAATTTGTAAGATTTAGCTATAGATATAAATTTGATGATGGTGAGTATTCTGTAATGGCTCCATTTACTCAAGCTACATTTATACCAAAACAAGATGGTTATTTTTTAGAAAGTACTACACCTACTGGTAATTCAGAAGATGAAAATGCTGCTTACAGAAGTACTATTGTAGACTTTATGGAAAATAAAGTAGACAATATTTTATTGCAAATACCTTTACCAACTAATGGAAATTCTACATTTAGTAATTTTAAAGTAACTGATATTGAGATTTTATACAAAGAATCTGATCAAATTGCGGTGCAAGTAGTAGATGTTATTACTGCTGACGAAATTAAAAAAATATTAACTGATACTTTTGAATATGACTACCAAGCAAGAAAACCATTTAGAACATTACCAGACTCTGAAGTAATTAGAGTATATGATAAAGTTCCAGTTAGAGCTTTTGGTCAAGAAATTATAAGTAACAGAATAGTCTATAGTAATTTTCAAGATAAACATACACCCCCTAGTTATTTAGATTATAATGTTGGAGCATTTAATAAGGCTAATTTTAGCGTAAATAGTATTGCAAATAAAAATTATCCTACTGACTCAACAAGCATAGTTGAATACCCTATGCATACCCTAAAACAAAACAGAAATTATCAGGTTGGTATTGTTTTATCAGATAAGTATGCAAGATCCTCATCTACTATATTATCTATAGTTAATGATGGAGATGTTAGCGGTTCATCAGGGTCTTTTGCAGGGTCTACTTATTATCATCCTTATGAAACAGAGGCTGGAAATAGTCCAAATACTTGGTCTGGAGATGCTTTAAAAGTATTATTTAATACTATAATTCCTAATAATCCACCTGATTTTCAAACCGGATGGCCTGGCTTATATAATGGTGATTCTAGTTCATCTAAATACAATCCATTAGGGTGGTATTCTTATAAAATAGTTGTTAAACAAGCAGAACAAGATTACTACAATGTATATCTGCCTGGTATAATTAATGGTTATCCTAATGCTGCTGATTTAGCTTCTAGCTTGGAGGTTAATAAAACGGCTCATATAACTTTATTAAATGATAATATAAATAAAGTTCCAAGAGATTTAAGTGAAGTTGGACCCAATCAAAAACAATATCGAAGCAGCGTACAGCTATTTGGTAGAGTAACCCCAGACGGAACAACCGCTAACCCTTTGTTTAATAAACAATATTATCCAGGTAGAGCTTCTCATACTGTTTCAACAATAGCTGAACAAGATGATTTATTTACTACAGTAGCTGAATATGCTGATATTTATCAAACAGAATCAAATCCTTTATTAGGTAGAATAACACAAGATGGTGAACCTATTGGTTCTCAGCCTCTTGCAACAGGCACTTATAATATACTATTAGGTATTTATGAAACAACACCTGAAATATCAAGATTAGATATATTTTGGGAAACTTCAACTGCAGGTTTAATATCAGAACTAAATCAAGCTATTGCGGAAGGTACCGACCAAGCTACTGGTTTTGAAGGGTGGAGTTTTTTACAATCTGAATCTGATCCTATTGGCACAGCTGTTACAGGGGAATTTATTCCTTTAGATATCGCTAATCAACCTATAAATAATTCTATAGTAACATTAACTAGCATTGTTGATGGGACTGGAACTAATAGAACTGGTTGGGAATTAGTTGAGGTGCCTGGAACACCAAATAAATGGTATTTAAAAACAACAGCAAATTTTTATTATGGTGTTAATGCTTCTGTTAAAGAATCATATACATTTACATTTAATGTAATTGATGCTGGGGGTAATCAAACTACTTTAACGTCAACAGGTTCATTATCAAATGCTGCCCCTATAATAACAAATTGTAATCCTGCTGTAACTGTTCAACAAGGCAGTACCAATGTAGCTACTTTTACTGGTACTAATGGTTCAGATCCAACAGGGGGAAAAGAAACTCAAAACTTAACATGGGCATTAGTTTCTTCTACACCTGAATTAAGTACTTTGATTATGGACCCTGCCACAGGTATACTAACAGAGTCTACTGGTCAAGCAGCTGGAAGCTATAATGTAGTTGTAAGTGTGGCAGATGCGGGGGGATTACAAACCACTTGTGCTACTTCTGTTATATTTGGCGAAGAGCCAGCTAACTGTGGATTTAATAATAATATTTTCCCTTATACACCTTCATTTATAGGTATTCAAAACCAAGCTTATGGAATTTATTGGGTTGCAAATAAAACAAATGCATCTGCTAATGAACCAATAAGTAGGAATCAAGGTGAGCTTAATCTAGAATTAGATAATGATTTAGCGGAAAGCTATAAGCAAACAAGATTTACAGGACCATCTAATTGCACTAATATTGGTGGTTTTAGTCAAGGAGAAATGAAAAACAGCAATTTTAATTCTAAAGCTAAAGTAAATTGTGATCAAGAAGATTGTGATTTATCTGCTGGAACTGGATTTATAAGTGTTGACTTTATTTTAAATCAATATTCTTTTAATTCATCGAATACTAATGATACTTTAAATTTAAAATGGCCTGCATATTTACAATATCGTTCTGCTGCTGATAGTTTAGCTGGGAATGATAATTGGGTACAAGCAGTTGATATTGAAGGAATACCTATAAAATTTGGTGGTCAGCAAAAAAGTGATTATCCAGCAATTTTACCAAATAGCTCTGATTCAATTAGTAATAAAGGTGTTTTATTAAACCCCACTGCAACAAGTTCGCTTTCATTACAAGGAACTCCGGAAGGTAGTAGCAATACTTTATTTTCAACAGATGTAGCTAATGTGTTTGTTGATGCAAAATCAAGCCAAGGTTCTTCTAATTTATCAGCTAAAGCTAATAGAACTTTTGCTATAGGTAAAGACCAAGGATATGGGTCTAGTCCAGATAAATTTGGTGATTATAGATTAATAGTTGGTTTTCCTTATGGTACAGCTAGTAGTGGCGGCCAAAACGTACCAATAACAGTAACTGGAACAATTGTTAATCAAGGTATATGCCCTCCAAATGGCAGCATTTATCATGGTACAGAAATGTTTTCTGGAAAATTTCAAACACAAATAACTTTTGGAGATTTTTATTATCCTAGTGCTTATGGTACAGCAACCTCTTTTTCTTATTGGATTTCAAATGGAGAATCTAATAGAACAACTGCACAAAATACTCAGCCTATAGCAACTGAAGTGTACGCTAGAGAATGGCATTTTAAATATATAACCCAATTATATAAAGATCCTAATTTAACTATCCCATTAACTACAGCTAATGGATTAAATCAAACTAATGGCGGATTTCATTCTTATTGTGCTGCAGTAGATAATTCTATAAATAGCAAGTATGGTAATTCAAATTCACATACAAATGGGATAGGAGAAAAAACTACTTCTACTTATACTGATCAAGACAGAAGATGGACAGCTCAATTTGATTCAAATGGTAAAAAAATTAAGCAATCTGCTCAACCTAATCGAAAAAATCAATAAGTAATTTATACTATAAATAAGTAATAATAATATATGCCTGCAATAATAGAAGTAAAGTATTTTAATAGCTTCATTTTAAGAAAGACCGTTAATAGTTCAGATACTCCTGTGTGGAATGGATGCAATGGTACGGCATACCCTATTGGTTCACCATCAATACCAGATCCGGCAGTCACTAGTAATAAAAATTGGTCTATTGAAGAGGCTAGGATAAGGGGTGGTTATAACAATGTATCTAATGGATATGGTGTTAAAGCTTATATTGTTGAATCAGAACCTAATGCATCGTATAGAATTAATTCTTTAATATATTCAGGTGTATTTAATTCAAGAACAGGTATTAATGACACTAATGTATTTTCTGTAGGAACTGATATTACTAAAAGTGTTGACCCTGCTAATGGCTCAATACAAAAGTTATATGCAGAAGATACAAACTTAATTATATTTCAAGAAAATAAAATAAGTAGAGCTTTAATAGACAAAGATGCGATTTATTCTGCCGAAGGAAATGCTACAATAACAACGGGTCCAAATGTGATAGGACAAGTCCAAGCATATGGCGGTAATTTTGGTATTAGTAGAAATCCAGAAAGCTTTGCTGTTTATGGCTATAGAAAATATTTTACAGATAAAGATAGAAATGCGGTATTAAGATTATCTGCTGATGGTATTACAGAAATATCTAATTATGGTATGACTGATTTCTTTAGAGATGAATTAAGCACTTTAGATAATAACCAGGGGTTAACTGGCAAAGCACAAGGTATGTGGGATATATATAATAAAAATTATACATTATCATTACAACCAGCGGGTGCAAATGAATCTTATAAAACTTTATCGTTTGACGAGCAACCATTAGGATGGACAAGTTTTTATACTTATAAACCTACAATGGGGACCAGCTTAAAAAATAACTTTTATACATTCCATAATGGTGCGATTTATAAACATTACGATCCTAGTGCCAAACGAAATGAATTTTATGAAGTAATAAGCGATTCTTCTGTAAAATTTGTTTTTAATCCTAATGTTAGCATGCCTAAGGTATTCCAAACTGTAAATTATGAGGGTAGTAATGGTTGGGAAGTAAATGCTTTTGAATCTGACTTTACAGGTATTGGCAGCCCACAAACACCATTAAGTAATACACAAGATAAGACTACATTGGTATATAGTTATAATCAGGGAGCTTATGATAATTATGGAAATCAATATCCAGCAACTCTTATACCCCCAATTAATTATGCTGGGTTTGTAAGAAAAGAAAATAAATACAAAGCTAATCTTATTAATAGTAGCCCTGCTACTGCTGGCGAAATTGTTTGGGGAGCTGCAATGACAGGTATTAAAGGTTATTTTGCAACAGTAACAGTATCAACAGACAGCGTAACAGATTACGGCGGTGAAAAAGAATTGTTTGCGGTATCATCTGATTATGTTGAATCATCATATTAAATTAAATGGAATTACAACAAGTAAATAATAATAAAGACATTTTGCTACATAATGATGGCAAAATTCTTAATGTACCAGATTTAATACCAATAACTCATGAATTTGCAGATCAAATTTATTTAAGAAAAATGGTTTTAAAAAAAGGAACTGTTGTGGTTGGCGCAAAACATAATCACGAGCATGTGTGGTTTTTATTATCCGGTAATGTAAATATTAAAGAAAGCGATGAATTAATAAACCATATAGCGCCTTGTTATACAATATCAAAACCTGGTGCGCAAAGAATTATTTATGCAAATGAAGATTCAATATTTATTAATGTACATAAGAATCCAAATAATATTAAAAATATTAAAAAACTTGAGGATGAAATAGTTTTGTTAGATGAAGATAAATTTAAAATTAAAAAACAATAAGTTATGGCATTTGTAGTAGGAGCCGCAATAATCGGAGGGGTCGCAGCTTTAGGTGGATCAGTAATATCGTCACTTTCAGCAAGAAAGCAAAGAAAATCTGCAGAAGCAGCAGCTTCAAGGGCTGAGGCTAAAATTGAAAATCTTGAAATTACAAGACAACCAATTATAAATCCTTATAGCAATGTAAAGGATATTAGCAGTATGGCCACTGATTTAAGCTCAATGATTTCAAATCCATTTGGAGATTTAGCTGTTGCAACACAAGCGGCAGAAATACAAATGGAACAATCTGATATTGCTTTGGCAAATACATTAGATACATTAAGGGCTACAGG